AACCAAGTTTGTTGATTGTACGCTGATGCAGCAGCTTGATTCGTTGAGTAATCAGCGAATGCGTTTGTTGCGCCGTCAAATGCACGACCGATACGAGCTGACCATCTTTCTGTTGTCTGAGCATTCTTGATAAGCATATCAAGAATTTCGAGATCGATTTCTTGTGAGATATACTCAGAAAGCATCGATGTCAATTCTGCTTCAGCGTCGATTGAGTGGTAAGCGTTCAAATCTTGTGCGTATTCTGGTGTCCATACAGCCTTCAACTTACGTGTCTTAGCCACAATTGACTCTGAACGAAGTTCAAGGTTGATTTCTGGAATACCAAGATCTGCACCTGATGATTGTTCTTCGAAGTCACCACGTGTTGTTGATGATGGTTGCTTCTGGAATGTTACGAATACATTACCCGTTGGGGCAGCTGCACCTGAAACAACAAATGTGATTTGTGTATTTGTGGCATTTGTAGATGTGAACTGTGGGAAATAACCAGCAATGTTTGATCCACTAACCTTGAAAGCACGAACGCCTTCAAAATCAGGAGTATCGAATGACGCCGTTGAGAAAGTAGTTGTGAAAATGTTACCTGCATTGATTGCCGTTAGGTAAGCAGCTTCAAATTCTGTATCAAATTGATAAACAGACTTTGAAGATGTTGTAACTGAACTCGTTGTGAAAGTTGCAGCTGCAAGTGATGTTGCCTTTGTGAGGGCACTTGTTGTTGTATCATTTACAGAGTAGCCGAAACGACCAGCACCATAAAGACCGCCTGAAGGATCAGCATCCTTTGCACCTGTACCGGTGACACCGAATACAGAGTCAGCTTGTGAATCCTTACCCGCACCTGTTGTAAATCCAGGTTGTGCTGTTCCGTACTTGAAGTCGAGGAAGAACACGAGACCTGAAGGAAGATTCATCGGTTGAACCGAGACGAAATCCTTTGCTGCGATTTCCGAAAAGATACGACGAACAAGTGGAAGTGCAACACCGGCCCACTCTTCTGAACCTGCTGCTGTACCTGTACGTGATGATTCGTCGATAAGTTGTTTTGCTTGGTTCTCAAGGAGAACAGCGATAGAGTTCTTTTCGAACTCATTCTTAATACCGTCAAGAAGTCCTGTCTTTTCCCACTTCTTGATGGCGCCACGATTCTCGTTCATAAGATTCTTATGAGTCGAGTTTGTGGAGCCTAAAATTGATTGAATACTCATTTATTTATCTCCAATAAAAAATTTAAATTAAACCTGCTAATTTCTTAAATCTGTCTGTCACACCGTTTGATTCTGTAAGAATCGTCTTCGACGGACGTGTACTTGCTTGTGGCTTACTTGCGAATGATTCTTTCAGTGATTTCATCTTTGTTGGCTTTCCAGCCTTCATTGAACGACCCTTGAATGATTCAGCAAGTGTTGTGTAAACCAACTTAACCTCACGCAAACTTCCTGCACGATCAAAGTTTTCGATAACTGTGATCTTTTGTGACTCTGTTAAAGAGTATGAACGGAACAGTTTGTTTGAGAAAAGAAGCTTAGAGTTTAGGAGGTTGACTTCATTTAACTTTTCACGGAGGAAGCTGATTACAGCGTATGCTTCTTGGACTTTTTCTTCCATTTCAGCCTTTTCTTCATGTTCGGCTTCTTCCATTGTTTCTTCGTCATCATCTTCGGCCATTTCTTCGTCATCTTCTTCACGAAGAGCACGAAGAATTTCCTTGATGTCTACTTCATCGTCGTCACCTTCTTCTACTGTTGATGCTTCTTCTTCATCTTCTTCATTGACCAACTGAACAAGCTTTTCTTTCTTGTCTTTTGTATGGTCGTCTGAGGCTGACTTTGAAGGTTGTTTGTTGTTACCTGTACCAATTTCTGATGAATCAAGTTCTTCTTCGAGTTGACGGATTATTTCCATCAAATCTTCGTCGATTTCTTCGTCTTCATCTCCTTCTTCCATCGCTGGTTCTTCGTCGTCAGACATATCATCTTCTCCGACTATGCCGCGATTTTGGTCATCAAGAAACTCACCTTCTTCCATTTCTTCCTCGTCTTCACCCTCTTCCATTGTTTCTCCATCTCCACCCTTTTCCATTGTTTCTTCATCTTCGCCTTCTTCCATTGTTTCTTCATCTTCGCCTTCTTCCATTGTTTCTTCATCTTCGCCTTCAGCCATTTCTTCTTCGTCGGCTTCAGCTTCTTCAGAAAGTTTAGTAGCAAGCATAGATTGTAAACGTGGAGTGAAAGCCTCTTCTAAAGCAAACTTTGCATTGGCAAGCGCGACTTCGCGAACTGCCTTGGCATCAGCGATTGCTTCTCTAAGTAAATCTGTCATAAAAATCTCCAACTAGTTTTAGGGTTATTAGAAACACTAATCAAACAGTAAAAATAAAAGTGACTCTATATTATATAGAGTATTGTATAGATAAATATACGTAAACTAATTTTTTACTCAATTTTTTTTGATTTTTTTCACATTATTGAGTATAGATTCTAATTTTAATGTGGATTTCTCTGTTTTGAATACACCACCAATATCACCAAGACGAAATATGTGTGCAAGATCGTCATCAGAATAAATGAATCGGTTTACTCTCTTTGGTTTTTCTTCTTTTTTCTTTTTATCAGTCATTTGGAAACTCCACAGAAACTTTGTAGATGTTCTTCTCTTCGTCTTTACCCGTAATCGTAAATTTACAACCACGTGGAAGTGTTATTTCACTTTCAATACAAAATTCATCTTCTGAACATGGTAACATAAGAACTCTGTTTCCCCGTTTTAGATTTATCTTGAATATTGGAGTTCTTTCTATTCTATCTGGTTCACTATTTACAAGAGCCCTATCTGTAAAGTCTTCCGCGATAATTGGATTCAATGTTGTTGAAACAAACCCGTTGTCTACCCAATCACTCGATTCAACAAATTTTTCAAGAACGGACTTTTTGATACCACGGTAAACTACAGCATCATACTCTAATCTAGATCCTTCGGATTGAAAGTGTTCATCCAAATCATTTATGGCTTTCATGGATCTCAATGTTGTGCGATCATATTTTGAAAGAGAACCTATACTCGATTTCACAGATAAAAGATCTGGATTATCATCAAGTTTTTTTTGTATTTTTTCAATTTGATCATTTGTCAATATCTCGTCACCTTCTCTCAAAAGTCGATTTACCAAATTGTTGCTCGAATGATAAAACTTAGTTGATGAAATTGTTTTTGGATCGTTTTCTTTCGGTGAAAGGACAGCGTGTTTTGCAATAGCAATTGCCTGCATTCGTTTAGCTACCTTTTTCATTTCTTTTATTGTTTGCTTGGAACCCTCATTATCCTTAGAATCATACTGGCGTGAGAGATCATTCAACAATTCGTCATAGTTTCTAAAGAATAAGGTGAATTCAAATTCAACTAATTTTTTTTGAAGGTCTGGTCTAAAATTCTTAGAATCATCTGCAATTTCTTCTTTTTCTTTATCGTCGAGAAACACGAAAGAACCAAGTTTTTTTTCTAACTTCTCACGGGGAGAAAGTTTTTTTTCCTTCCCCTTTTCCTTTTTCTCGTCCTCTTTCTTTTCTTTTTCTTTTTTATCTATACCACTAAATGCAGCGGCAAGTGGGTCGCCTCCGGTATCTTTACCGCCCTTTTCTTTTTTTATGGTAGAAGGTTCTTTCTTCTTTTTCTTTTCGGTGGATTCGGGTTTCTCGTGAATCGATGCATCAAAGCTGTTTTTACTAATATAGTAAGACTCCCCACTTTCCTTGTTTTTTACAAGTATTTTATCGGGATTCTCACTATCTGGCTTTTCATCTTTTTCAAGTAGTATGTTTTTTAGCTTTATCATTTTTACCGAGTTAGTTAATCTTGTTCTCGGTCAAGCTTTCTTTGTCTCTTCCGAGAAGCGTTCATTTTATTTTTTTTCTTTTCCGACGGTTTGATGTATTCTGTTCTTGCTTTATATTCTTCAAGAATACCACTTTCCTTCACTTTTCTCTTGAATATCTTCAACATAAGGTCGATATTCATTCCGTTTCCTTTGACCTTGACGTGTGCTGTCTTTGGTCTGTTGCTGTAAACTTGATCTCCCATAACCTATTTCCTTTTTTTCTATTGATTTTTTGTTTTTTCGTTCACTATCTTTTCTTTTTTTCCGTCGTCTTCAATCTCATAGTATCGTCCAAGAGTCTCACCAATTTCTTCATATACAGACTCAAGACGCTGTTGAAGTTTTGTAATCTCCATAACTGTTTTTTCAAATACTTTGAATGATTCATTCATTTTACGAGTATGTCTTGAAAGAGTCACACCATCGAACCAGTCTCCAGACTCGTCAACTATATTCTTTGAGGCAAACTCAACAATTTTCTTGATATTTTTGTATGTTTCTCTCAACTTACCTTGACGATAAACTGATTCACCATACTGATTATACTTGCCTATAAGTTCAATATATAATTGTTTTTGTTCTGGTGTTAAGAGTGGTTCATTTTGTTCTTTGTCACCATCTTTACCTTCACGTAAAATTGATCGAACTGTTTTTTCGATCTTTTCACTTAAATTTTTTAATTTTCTTTGATCTGACATTTTTATTGACTCCACTTTTTTTGGAAGACCTTTGTGTTTTGTACCAGCATATTTTTCAAGTTCTTTTTCAGACATAGCGGCTGCAACTTGTTTAACGTTTTTGCTAACTTTTGAATCAGGAACTTCCCCACGTTTGTAGGCAAGAACAAGTCCCATAAATTTCTGTTGTTTTTGACTAATTACCGGCATTTTTATCTCCTATCAAAATAGACATTCACAAACATCACCTATTTCACAGATAATCCTTGTGATATTTTCATTTATACGTTTAAGTTTAGGATCAATCTTTGTAATAGTTTTCAGGTCAACGCCTTCTTTGATGAGTCCTTCACCAACAACTTGACCACTACCACCTGGGTACATAAAGGCACCCTGTGTTGAAGGATTAGAAACAAAGTCCCAACCAATCAATTCAAAGTCATCTTGGACTTCTACTGTGGTCTCATTTATTTCTTTTACTGAACCAAGTCCTCGTGATGATATACCGAGTCGAATACCGGCTTGAAGAAGATTCCTTAAAATATTTCCCGATGGTGTTGGGAGAATTTCTACTCGTCCAACTACATCATCACCGTCCCAATTTACATCGAGAACATTGTGACAAACATTACGGAGATTGATGACTGAGGAATTCCCTGTCCAATGCGGGAATCCGTTATCTCGGCAATAAAAATTACCGTTTTCAACCGTCACGCAATGAACGGTATCATCATAATCAACTTCGT